CTTCCTTCAGCTTGTTGAGATCTAGTTTTATAAGGCGCATAAACTGTTGAACCTTCGACAGTTTCTGAGTCGTCGTATGAAGATAGTATTACACCAGATTGTCTTCCAAACCTATCTGCTAATACAAAACCAACTTGATAAGTTCTATTTTGTTTAACGCTGCTAAAAGGAAATTGAGGTATGTTTTCAAAACTACTTTTCTTCACCTGCACTGTAGCGCTATAATCTAATGCCGAGGGAGGAGTTTGTTTTTCAGTATAATTCCCATATATAACTCTATTTCCAGCTAACTCTTGTGCTAAAGCTTTAACAGGGACTTTGTCATATACTCTTACAGTTTGTCCTTCAGGCAATGTTTTATACGGTTTACTTGAACTATAATTATAAGTATAATAATATTTAGTAAGTACTGTAGTACCAGAATATATAAAATCATCAAATCTTATACTATCAAAAGTAGTAGATTGATTTAAATCAGCTACATTTATAGTATCTACAACTTTAACTGCTAAAGCATCAGACTCTTTATATAAAACATCTATTTCAGTTATTTTTAAATTAGATTGTAATGCCGCTGCAGTTGTGATACTTGTTCCGGTTGATGAAAATGGAATAGGTATTTTTAAATCTATATTATCTATACTGTTTTCAAACCAACTAACTATAGTAGATTTATAAGTATTATCCATATCTTCATCTGATCCAACATCTCCTCCACCAAATTCCCCGCGCTGTTTAGGAATAAACATTGGTTGAGTAAAAGGTGCCATTAAAGAATATTCATTGTCTTCAAATTTAAATCTATAACTAAATCTTATAAACTTATCTTCTAAAAATGAAGCATCGCCTACCCATGTATCATCATAAAATTGATTAACTCCAATATAAACTGTGTCAGCAGCTGTTAAGGTTATAGTAGCGCTACTTTTTATAGTTGCTGTTAAACCTCCTCCAAGATCATTAATTTGTACAGCAGTTATAGTTGTTGGTGTATTAGCTGATGCTAATGGTACAGTACCAGTTCCACTTTTTAAAGTAAGTATATCACCTATTCTAGGCCAACCTATATTATATGAAGCAGAACCACCAGATATAGTACCTATTAATTCTCCTGTTCCTGAATTAAAACTAGTTACCGCAACTGTTATATAATTATCTCTATATTGACTATCTTTGTCAGTCATACTAGATCTAAAAAATTGAACATTATGACCATCTGGTAATGTTACATCTGCAGAAAGTAATATAGTTGATGCTGCTGTTATAGCTATTACAGTTATTTTAGTTGTTATATACAATGTATCACCTGCTCCTCTATCACGATCCATTATAACATCTCCTACTTTTATCCTACCTGATATAGGTTCGTCAAAATCTAATTGATTTGAACCAGTAACTGCTCCGTCAAGTGAAAAGAAAGCGTGGTCAGTATTTAATGCTAAAATAGGATCAAAAGGATAATATTTAGCTACAGAAATTTGATCTTCTGTTTGATAATGAGTTGGTGTTGCTAAATTAGTTGGATTAGCTAGATTTATATTTATTTTTCTAGGTTGATTTAAATTGTCTGTCCAAAATAATAAGTCTTCTACTAAATTAACTCCTGTTATAAGAAAAGATTTATTAAAATTTAAGAAAAATCCTACTACTAATTTAACTAAATTATTAGTACCAAAATTATATTGATATATACCCATTGTATTAGCTCCAGTTGCTCTACTATTACCTGTAGAATCATCAAAATCTGTTGCAAATAAATAAGCAATATTATTACTTTGATCTACGTGGTATCCAATTATTTCTTGTGTACCTCCTAAATCTGTCACTAAAGAATTACCTAATACATTTTCAAACTCACCAACAGTATCACCTTCAGATCTACTTATCTGTAAGTTAAATGCTTCTCGATATTCACCATTAGGTACAATACGAGAGTCAAGATCTTGGTTCATTTTTCCTTTTAAAAAGGAATTTTTAGTCTGTGCCATGTATTAATGTTTTATCCATTTAGATTTGTTACGCATTACTTGTACTATCTCATCTAATTTAATATTAGATAATCTTATTTTAGCATTACGTAAAGCCGCTGAACGATCTCTTTTATATCGTAATATTATATATTCTTGAACATTAAGACGAGTTGATAATATACTATAAGCTATGTGCATGTATAAAGCTTGTTCAGCCATTTTAGGAACTTTAGTATCTAAATCATATGCTAATCCATCAGAAACATATTCTAATATAATTAATTTACCTTTTAAATCACTAGAAAAATTAAAAGTACCTCTTTTTTCATCTATATTAAACCATCCATTCATCTGCATATTAACTGGATCTCCTCCATATCTTTGTCCATAAAAACCTCCAGCTCCCCAAGCATTTTCGCCCCACCAATCATACATCCATAAATCTGGATTCTGTGAGTTTTGTGGCCATAAGCCAGTTATATTATCAGTATTAAAAGCTTGCCAACGTCTATTAGTTACTGAAGGACTATCTACATTATCACCAAAATTATCTTGGACAATATTTCCTGCTTGATCTTGTATTGGAGATTCATAAGGACTACTAGTTAATTGTGTAGGATATATAGTGTGTTTAATACCACTACTATCTACCCATGATAATTTAACATAATTAACATAGTCTTGTGGTATTACTACTGATAAATTATCACCTACAGTTAATTCCTGAGATTTTATACTTCTTAAAGTATCATAACTAAACTCTTGTAATCCTCTTTTAGCATGAAATATAATATCTGTTCTTTTTGCTCTAGATATTATTTTATCTTGACCCACATAACCTACTATAAAATTATTTACTATATCTTTTAAAGATATATATTCATAACTTCCATAATTATCTTCTACAGCTGTTTCTTTTAATTGTACTTTAATATAAGTTCCAGCTGGCTGACCAGCACCTAAAGTTATAATGCTGTTTGTTTGTGCGCCATCTTGACTAAAAGTTAGAATATAAGTCGTAGTAAACTCAGTCCAATTACTAATACCATTTGGACTAGTATATATTTTAAAATTATTTAAAGCATAATCAGTATCTGTAGGAGCCCAACTTGTAGTACTACCCATAGATAACTTAGTGTTAAATGTAAAAGTATATATTGTGGTTGCAGCAACCGAGGTATATATAATCTGCGCGCCCGCGTAATATTGTAAATTTGTTTCTCGGATTAATCCTCCATCTGGTTTAGGCATATCTTACATTTTTGAGTTTTGTTCTTCTTGTGCTATTTCTTGTTGTGCTACTTGTATAATAGTAGGATCTTGTATTATTACTCCAGCGTATGCTAATATTCGTGTTACTACATCTGTTTGTTCAGATACATTTAAATCAAAATTAATAGAACTACCTGTAGCATATTCAAATTGTCCTAATGTTCCTACCGCATAATCCCAAACAACAGGTTCTGGAGATTTAATATAGGAAAAAGTAACATCCGTATTAGTTGTAATACTAGTAGGATATACAAATAATTGATCATTCTCATATAAATATATAGGAAAATCTGTAGTTGGTTGAGTTAACGGGGAGAGTAATAATTGTGTTATCTCATTTCTTTGTGCATATTGAGTTAATTCTTCACCTTTATAAAAAACTGAACCTACTCTATAAACAGTATCTGTAATAACTGCACCGTTATAAGTGGTAGTACCTGGTGTTAATGTGAAAGGATTTGCACCTGCACAAGTGCCAGTTCTTTGGAAGAATTGTAAGTTTTCTTCAATATTTTTTACTCTATTGGCATATTCAGTATCATTTTGAGGCATACGATACTGTTGATTTAAATCTTCTGCATACTTTTCGAATATATTAAGTTGCACCTGAGTAGCGACTCTATTAAATTCGTCAGGTGTCATATATCCTCTTTGTTGTTGGTTAAGTATTAACAAAACGGTTTTGTATACAGTATCTACATTTATTGCCATTATAGTATATTTTTATAATAAAGGCGGCGTTTGCCGCCCTTATTAACATTATCTTATTAAGATAGTTTTTTAGCTATTGATTTGTAAACTTCTACACCTTCATCAGTTTTAAACCATGCAGCTAATGCTGAATATGGATTTTCATCAAATGGAACGTTGAATAATTTACGATCATTTTTACCTATAGTAAAAGTTCTTTGATCACTAGATAACTTTATAATATCTGCTTCAATAGCTTTGATACCAAAGTTTCTAAGTTGTACATTATCATCTTTTGCTAATTCAATAAATAGTCTAGGATTTTTCTTTGCTAGTCTAATTACGTCTCTTTTAATTTCTTTAGAACTTAATTCATTTATTTCTGAACCAATTTCCACTCTTAAAATAGCTTCGCTTTGTTCAACATCCATTGATCTTGCAGCGTTTAGTGCCATAATTTCAAGTTCTAAATCTACTAAATCATCTTTTGCTTGTTCTACTTTCTTAACTTCTGCATATCTTTTATCTCTATCTGGATGATAAAGTGATAAAAGTTTTTGCAGAGCTTGGTTTTCTCTTGATACAAACAAAGAACCATCTTTAAACATAATATGTCTTAAAGTAACTTCTCCTTTTTGTTCATCAATAAATGGTGAAGGTTGATTAGTAGCATATCTTAATGCTCTTTGAGTTCTTGTTTTCTCATCAAACCATAACAAAGGATATTTTTCCGTATGTCTAGATTTTAATGTAAAAGTTATAGGGTCTTTACTCCCTTTTAAATAGTATGTTCTATCTTTTATTTCCCATCCTTCTTCAATAGAAGGTTTTTCTTTTGTTTTTGCCATAATATAATATAATTAAATAGTTAAAGGTATTGGGCGCCGAAGCGCCCTTACCTTATAAAAAAATTAAGCTACAAATAATACGAAATTGTTTCTAGCTTGAGTACATAGACATCTTTCTGATAAGAAGTTAACCTCCATAGCATCAAGAGTAGAAGTAAATGCACCACCAACTGAACCAGTTAGCCATGATTTCATTCTTCTATCATCAGCTTCAGAAGCTCTATATCTTACATGCAAGAATGGTCGTCTGATGTTTGTTCCAAGTAACTGATCGTATACTGTAGAAGTACCAGCTGGTACTAATACACCATCAATGTTGTCACCGTTAACAAAGTTACCAGAACCACCTCTTGTAGAAGCGTCGTTTAAGTATTTCCAAGAAGTCTTGTAGAAGTCATATGAACCTCTTCTGAATCCAGAAAAACCTAAGTTAAGCGCCATATCTTCAGAGTTTTCAAATACACCGTAAGATGTACCACCAGCTCCATAAGAATTTTGCTGCGCTAACATGTTATCAAATAATAACTCAGTTCTTCTATCTAAGAAAAGCATGTTTTCTTCAATAGCTCCTTGAGTATCTAAGTTTTCAAGAACTTGGTCAAAGTCTTGTAAAGATCCAGCGTAACCAGAAAGTACATTACCACCATTATTAATAGCAGCAAATAAACCTTCAGTACCTAGATTAGTAGTAGTAGCGTCAAATGAAGGAACGTTTGCAACGTTAGCAACAAACTGACCACCAGCTGTAGCTAATTCACCTTCAACCATCGCCATTTCTAAATAATCTTCGAATCTCATTCTAGTTTCACCTTCAGCTTTTAAATACCAAAGATAACCACTAGTACCATCTTCAGCTGCAACTTCAACCCAACCGATTTGAGCAGTATCAGAACCGCTGATAGCGTATCTGTTTCTGATTATAATTGGTTTGTTTTGATATTGTGATAACTGAGGAGTTATTGATTGACCTGATGTGCTGTCTAATGAAGAACCTTTTGCATATTCAGAACCGTATACAAATACTTTTAATCCAGTTCTTGCAGCAGCTGCTCCGTTTACTATATCTGCTTGGTTATAAGCATAAGCTGCGATAACCTGTGCACCTAACGCAGAACCAGGAATACATCCTGAATCTTGTACGATAGCTTTTACAGTAAATGAAGGATCAGCAGGATCCATAACTACAATAGTTGCGTTACCATAAACCGTGTTAGTAACACCAGCAGGTAAAGTTAATTGAGTACCAGCTGCGTTTACACTTACGTTATCATAAGCAATATGTAATCTATTTTGCTCAGACCAAATAACTTGGTCAGACATCATTGGCATTTCAGCGCCAACCATTCTTAAGAAGCCACTTAACGTTCTGTTTCCATAACGCTCTACCTCTGCTTCATAAATTTCCGGTAGATATTGTTGTGAGAAGTCATTCGCACCACCAGTAAAACTTAAGTAATTACTTACTAAAGTTTGCTGAGCTTGTGATGGAATTAACGTCCCAAACTGAGGACTTAATACACCCATAATTGTTTAATTTTAATTGTTAAATTTACTTCGTTTAATTTTCAATTTTGAACTATCTACACCGTCTATAGCACGAACTTTAAGACCTCCGATAAAAATATCACCCTGTGTTTGTCGAGCTTTATCGATTGAAGGATTTTTTGATCCATCAACCACGTCTTTAATTCCATCAGTTTTCCCTTGTTCGTAAAAATGATTTACTATTTTATCTATATTCTGTGCAGCATATATAGCCTTATGATAACCTCTCGTATCTTTAACATTTCCTTCTGTGTCTAAGAACTTCTCGACGAAGTTGTTTAGATTAGATTGATTTTCAGCAACTACATTAGTGTCTTTAATACCATACCTAAACTTCTTTTCTCCTACTTCAAAATCAAAACCTTTGAATTCTTCAGAAAATAGATTCTTAGTATTAGCTATAAAGTCTTCATGTCTTTGCTTAGCTACCTCTTGTTCTTTGCTGTAACGATTGAAAAAATCTAAAGCTTTTTGTTGATCTTGTGTTACTCCGGGTCTCAACTTGATTTCGTCGTAATACTTTTGTTTTGTTTCTTCCAAAAAATCTTTTGCTTCTGCAATCGCTTCTTTTTTAGCGAGTTTTTTCTTTTTGATGTCTCGCTCTTCATCAGTCTCATTATCATATTTGAAATTTTCTTCCATAATGAAATCAATTTCTTCAGTATCTAAATGAGGTTTCTTTTTCTTATAATACTCTTTTAATAAAGTATTTTCGTCAACGCTAGAGTAATCTGCGTTTAATCTTGTATAATCTTCAATAGTTCCACCAGTTTCTTTCATAAAAGCTACAAGCTTTTCAACATTTTCTGGTAAATCTATTTTTGGCATAGATTCTGATACTTCATCTACTACTAAATTCTGTGGTTCGGTAGATGTTTTTACTTCTTCTTCAACTTCGACAATAGGCGATTCGGGTTTTTGTACTTGCACATCTTCCTTTGTATCGCTGACCCGTACTTCTTCGTCCACTGTTCCGCTATCTCCGGTTCGTTCGCCCACAGGTACTTCCTTTGTTTCTCCGATTTGAATGGCATCGTCTTCTTTTTTAGTTAAATCCACTTTTATTGGAGGTTCAATTTTATTATTTCCCTCTAAAGATGTATCTACTTTAGATAAATCTACTTTAAAAGTTTCATCTTTTTTAGTTTTAAATTTTTCAAATTTAGGTTTAGACATTTTCATATCTCCACCTTCCTTAGCAACTTCTTTAGCTGCCTCAGGTTTAGTTGTTTGTTCTGTTTTTTCTGACATAATAAAATATTATTAAATAGTTATTAAATATTATTAAATAGCAGGGGTTGTTGGCCCTGGTTTTTCTCTTTCAAAATTTGTAGGCATTAAATCATGATTTCTTTGATCTATCATTTTACTTTGTTGTGTGCCTTGTATTTTCATTCTTTTATCTTTTCTATCTTCTATTAAACCTTCTTTTTCTCTCATAGCTTTAACTTCCATTTCTTTTAATTGAAGATCATGTTGGAATTTGGTTTGAAGTTCTTGTTGCTTAAACTGCCATTCAGTTTGCATACGTTGTAATTCAAATTGATTTTTAGCTTGCTCATATTTAACATTAGCAGCAGATATAGCTTCTTGCTTTTGAACTTCGGTCAAAGCTTGAGCTTCATTAGTTTTACGTTGCTCTTCTGCTTGAGCTGCTATGTTTTGCTGTTGCATAGCTTGTTGTTGAGCTATACGTTGTTTACGTTTTTGTTTTAATACGTTATTAGCTAATTTAAGATTTTTAATCTCTCTAATATCAATAGCATCTTCTAAGTCAATTCCACCTTGCTGAAGAGCCATTTGTATGTTTTGTTCTAATACAGCTTTTTCTTCTTCGTCAGGTTCTAATTGTAAATAAATACCAAAATCATGTAAATTTAAATTTTGTATTTCTGATAGGGTTCCAGTGTTATAAGTTGATATAGAACTTTTTAAAGATTCTAAAGTTAATGGGTATTGTAAAGAATCTGCTATTTTTAAAGCTATATTCTCACAACTTCTTAATGTTAACCACAACATAGATTGTAATATATGTTTAGTTGCTGTATTAGAAGCATTAGCTGCCATCTTTTGTAACCCAACCAACGCATCTTCCTCTGGCATACTTCCATCTCTAGCTTCATTTAAACCGGTCACGTCTCTTATTAACTGTAAATAGTATTGATATGTTTGAATTAAACTTTGTATTTTAGCACCTCCTCCACTGCTTTGAAGTTCTTGTATAGGTATTTTACCTCTATTTAATTCACCTTCCTGAGTTAATGATCTCCCAACTATACTACCTGTTTGAAAATACATATTTAACGCTTCTGCTGGATTATAATTAGTACCATTACCTAAATCAACTTCAGCAAGTCCGTCCATATCTAAAAACACACCATCTGGAACCATTCTAGCAATAACTTGTTGTAGTTTTAAATGTGTTAATTGAATCATATCTGCAAATCCTGTAATTCTACTTACAATAGATTCAATTTTACCTTTATACATTCTAGGAGCACATATAGCATAACTCATTTCAACTTT